ATACAAAATCCAGGTGCCTAAAAGGAGGGTCAGTGTAATCTCTGCCTCAAACATGCTCTATTCTGTCTATCTTTTCTTTGCATCTGCAACATGCAAAGAGAAGGAAGAATATATCAAAGATGAAAATAACTGTGGATGCAGATTCAAGAAATGTCATACCACTGGGGGGCCGGTGCCTGGGGGCTGATCAATTTTTATCATGACGCCGTGTAGTTCTTTTTCCAGACCCACGCGATTGTTTCCGCGTATCATGCTCCCTCTTGGCCTTCTTTTCCAGAATAGGAGCTGCTGCCGTCATGGCCTCCGCCACAGTCCCCGTATAACCGGGGAGTGGAATACTCAGAATTGGATTCTGTTTTGCTTTGATTCCCTCGCCTTTTTCATCAAAATCAATCTTCTTGTAATAGGCCCTTGTTGCAGATTCATCACAGGCTGCGATCTTTTCGCGGAAATAACAAACAAAACTGATCCGCTGATACCGCTCTTGACTTCCTATAACGCCTGTGGCAGCATCCCTTGTTCGGATATCGGGAAGAGTCTTATTATAGGCGGCATCCTCCTTCGTTTCCACTGTGGGGGCATTTGTATGCCATTCGTGCACATCCATCGCTATAAAATCACCCGTGCGTACATTAAACCCGGCATTAAAGCGCGGGAACAGCGTTTCGGCCCCATGATACCGACCCCATTCGATGACAGATAGATTGCCAAAACCCTCCTGAAAATCACCCGCATCCTTATGAAGAGCAGTTCTAAAATTCATATTAACTGTCAGGGTACTAAAGGCTGTATCTGCGATTTGATAGGCCGTTTTTTTGGAGATGGCCGCAAGTTGCTTTGCATGGGCTTCAGGAACCAGCGCCTTGAATTTAGAATCAATAGCTTCCAAAAAAGGAATGCCGTGAAGAAATTGCTTCAACCCTGAGCGTGTATAGCCAGTCATACGGCAGGGTTGGCCCAGAAATGGTGTTTTCTCATAGTATCCAATCACGCCACTGGCCACCACATTGTTTACACGCATCTTGGATATTTTGCCGTTCTGCATATATCGTGTGGACCACCCGGTTGTTTCAACGGGCTTCCGGCGACTCCAATAGACTCCCTTCAAATCCACTGGCCCTGCTGCGGCCCCGCGATTGCGACTGGGAATGGCTAGAAGGCGAAAGGCATCCCATCCCTGTTGAACGATCGGCTTCGGGAGAACTGCTTTACGGAACTTGGCAAGGAGTTTCCGCCTGGGTTTTCCGGCAGCAACATCCGCGTCAGTATTGATGGCATAGACATCCACATCTTCATCAAAAATTTTGGTCTTAGATCCGACATTGAAGAATTTTCCTTCCTGTGCAGCGAACTCGGCATCCGATGAAATCGCATGAACTTCCACTTCCTTGACTTTTGTCATGGTGGCCCCTTACTGAAGGCAGCTATTTTCTGCCTAAACAATACCAGTGACTGAAAGGATAAGATGTTTAATCCAATTGTGATTCGGATATTGCGGCGGCACCATACAGAACAACAGCCGGAGTTTGATGATAAGATTACGATCAACAAACTTACGGAAAATCGCCTAAAGATAATCTATATCGAAAAATCGGGCCCTGAACCAGTGGTCGATATTGCCTACATGGGCTATCATCAATTTATTACATATATGCATAGAATACTATTTCTTCTTATTATTGATGAGGATCCTTTCCTTTCTATTCAGTTTATGATTCCTGGCTATCCTTCCACAATTATTTCAATTTCTAATTTGAAACATAATTTTATCCCAATTATGGAGCTCCTCTGGTCCGCTTGTTTCACATGGCCCACTGCCTCCACAAATCAAAGAAATATTGCGGAAGAATAGAGAGAGATGCGGAAGGTCAGGACAATCCGGAACGCAAATCTGAAGAGAAAGGTCGAGCGTGTGATTCGAGGTCGGCAGTCAAATGAATATAAGATGGATAAACTCAGGGCACTTCAGACTGCGCACCCAGATGTAAATATTATAACTATTGAACTGGATAGCGAAGGAACAACCCCCTTCTTATTGGCATGTGTTCTTGGTAATGACGCCCTTGCAGCGCAATTATTTGATCCTGCAATGTCGCCTTTGAATAGAGACCACTATTTACACCCCTGTTATGCACGGGCTATTCTAGCTGCGAGAGCGAATATACCTGTTGCCTCTGTTGCATCTGTTATCCCTCTTGCTTCTATGGTTGCAACGGCCCCTGTCATGGCTACAGGAGTACCCTCTGTGTGGGAGGAAGAAGGTGTCATGCAGGCGGTTGCATTAGTTGGAAGACTAACCACATCAGAGTTACGCAGGGCTGCGGAGGAAGCGGCTCTCATTGGTGGTCGCCGGAAAACAAAAAAACGATTGAGACAACGCTCATTTTTTGTATGAATACCAAAGGAGGGCCCCGAGGGCTCCCAGCGCAACCAGCGTACCTGTCGTATGTAGAAGGGCGCGAAGATAGATATCATGTACAGCAGCCTCTGAAATTTCAGCATTCGGGTTGGCAGGTGGGATCGGGAGCCCCCGATCTGCCATTGTCTGATACTTTTGATAGAATTCCTCCACTGTAATTTCCGGTTTACCCAGCTTCGCATTTACACGATTGTGGGCAGCGACGGTCCAATCTATTAACGATTTGCGATTATCCAACCAATTTTCGACGGGGGCTCCTTCAAGTATCTCTGCAAAGTGATTTCGGCAGATAGGACAGGGCAGAAGGAAGGCCATCGATTTGTAGAATTCTTTTGCAGCACGTTTCTCTGCATAGGAAGGCTCGTCGGGGAACGCAAGGGCCACAATATGAAGAGTGCCCCAAAATACGGGCCCCCATACTTCGGGTGGTAGACGCATCCTTAGAAGAGTCTGCGATTCTTTGTAAGGGTCGCAGCCGCAGCTGCAGCATAGCCAACAAAGAATTGAGAGATCTTATATAATGTATACAGAATGGAGTTCCCCGATTTGATCTCCATTGTGAATACGAAAAAGCGAATATTAAATGCTAATTGGAGAAGTTGATATGCGATAAAGAGAGCTATAAGAATTGGATAAAAATAAGAAACAGCGCCTCCGACTATGTGAACCGCGATATAGAGCGGGGGGGTTTCCAGCATAGCCACTCTCTTTATAGCGCAGATAATCTGTGGTGGTAGGTCCTAAACGTATCGTAGGCCCCCAAGGGTAAGGGACACCATGACGTGCAGTAATTGTGGACGACAAGGACATTTTTTTCGAGAATGCGGGGAACCCATTACCTCTTTAGGGGTAATACCCTTTCGACGACGGAAGGATAGTAAAGTGCAGTGGCTCCTAATCAGGAGGCGCGATTCACTCGGATTTATTGAAATAATGCGCGGAAAGTATGAAGGGGTGGCAGCGTTGCAGTCGCTCATTGATCAGACAACTTTGGTTGAAAGAGAAAGGCTCAAGTCACGGCCTTTTCCTGATTTATGGCGGGAGCTGTGGAATGGCCCGGCCTCCCGTCGCTACCATGCAGAATATGAATATGCCAAGATTAAGTTTGATGCAATGGTGGCGGGGCCTCTGACCCTTGTCTGTGAAGCATCTACGACTGCATGGACAGAGCCCGAGTGGGGCTTTCCCAAAGGACGGAGAAGTTCAACTGAGACAGAAATTGCCTGTGCCCTCCGTGAAACCTATGAGGAAGCGGGGATTCATAAGAAAGATCTCCGTATTATGAATGAGCGAGAACCACTTATGGAAGAATTTAAGGGTAGTAATGGCGTTTCCTATCGCCATCGCTATTGGTTAGCGGAGGTAGATCCAGCTATTGACGTGCGCCTCGATCCATCCAATGTTGATCAAGCGCGCGAAGTTGGCGATATACGATGGTGTACAAAGGAAGAGGCATTAGCCTTGATCAGGCCCTATAATGTAGAAAAACGAGCTGTATTAGAACGTGCGATCACCTTCGTCTGAAGGAAAGAAAGGCCTACAATAGGGAATGGCAACAGAATTCAAGGAGGGGTTTGATGAAGCACCAGAAGCAGCGCCTAGACCGTTAGAACAACTTCCAACAGAGCAGCTATTGGCGTCGCGATGGGCTTCTGAGCCTGATTTTAAAGTACGGGATCGTATTATGGGGCTCCTGAAGACTCGTGAGCGCACTGAAGGTGTGGAGGCAACCTGGCCTTCCGCCGATATGAAGGCCTACGATGAGGCTGCGGGGCTATATCCCGATCCGGAAGATCCGCTCTTTGCAGCCCGACTTTTTTCAAAACGCGAATTCTACGAGGCTCGTGCTATATCGGCCTCTATTTTGGAAGGGCAAACGGATCCATGTGCATCGGCAGCCGCAGCACGAGTCTTTGAATTGACACCCGTGCAACGAATTGTTAGCCGTTTTCTTCATCCGGCAACACCGTACAACGGAATGCTCTTGTTTCACGGGGTGGGAGTTGGGAAGACTTGTTCTGCTGTTACGATTGCAGAGCAGTTCTTGGAGATGGCTCCGACTATGAAAGTTATTATATTGGCACCTCATGCGCTTCAAGAAAATTTTAAACAGACAATTTTTGATGCTGACAAGATTCAGTGGGTGGATGGCGCTTGGACTTCCAAACAGTGCACAGGGACTTCTTATTTAGAGCGATTAAATCTAATGGAAGTCAATGATTTACGAAAAGTACAGTACCAAGTGGATGAAGATAAGCGAAAGCGTTATACGATTACGGGGTATCAGGCCTTTGCCAACTGGATTACACGCACTCTAAAGGGCGAAATCGGGGCTGGTCTGGCCGATCCTGAGCTGCGTCGGGCTGCGGAAGATGATATTCTACGACGGCTCTTTTCCGATCACCTGATCATTATCGATGAAGCCCACAATCTTCGTGATACTTCTGCAGAAGGATTTGCCGCCGATGAATCTCCCGCCACGGGAGAGGCCGGTGAAAACAAGGGTGGTCAGAATTTGCATCCTTTCTTAAAGCGCATTGCGCTAGTAACGGAAGGTCTTCGTCTCGTTCTCATGACAGCGACCCCCATGTACAATACGGCGCCTGAAATCCTGCGTCTTCTGAACTACCTTATCATGAATGACACCAAGTCTGAGAAGCTGCAGATCCCGCCCTCACTTTTTGGACCGAATGATGAATTGAAGCCGGGGGGTGCACTTCGTGCGTTAGAACGTGCAGCCAGAAAGTACGTAAGTTATATGCGGGGCGAAAATCCGTTTACATTCCCCCTCCGTGCTCGGCCGTATGAGGCTCCGCCGATTCCAAAGGAGGGTGAGTCAGAGGAGGGGTCGCTTGTCTCCTTATGGCCTACGGTGTCGGCTACCAAGGCGCCGGTCGATTGGTCTGTATCAGGGATTCGGGAAGCCCTGAACGCTATGCCGATTGTCTTAACATTGCCAGTGCCGGGGTCGCCTCCTGAACGTCTTCTCCGTGCGGGGACTGCAACGGCAGCAACGGCAGCAACGGCAGCAACGGCAGCAACGGCAGCTGCAGCAGGGGGCGAAGCCGCTCCTGTGGCCCCGACCAACACAATGCTCGATCTCCGTATGCAGATGGCCAACATCAGTTACCCTAATTCATTGTACGGAACAACAGGATGGGATGCTCATTTTTCTACTGTTTCTCAGCAGGGATCCATCTGGAAACTCCAGTGCTTCACTCCCAAGGCAACCTTTGCGGTGGATTCAGTCTTTGCAGGAGAAGGGCTTCATCAACATGCGCCGAAGATTCATCGTATTGTTGAAAGTGTTCGAAGAGCCAAAGGTATTTGTTTCGTCTACAGTCGTTATATCAAGGCGGGGGCGCAGCCTCTTGCGGTAGCGTTAGAAAGAGCTGGGTTTCAGCGTCGTCTTGCTGATGGAACAGTGGCGCCCCTAGTGGTCGGTGGTAATGTGCCGCCGGTGGCCCCCATCTGTGCCCTCTGCGGTCTTCCGAATGGGGCGGATCACGGAATTGGAAGTGCGGCGGATCCGGGCCATCCCTTTCGTCCTGCGTATTATATCCTCCTCACCTCTAACACCAGTGTCAGTCCCGCCTTTAAGGGCTTGATTAAACGTGCCACTACGTGGCCTGAGGACCCCGAGTTCGGCCCCCTTGGCACTCAGGTAAAAGTCATCATTGGGTCGCAGGTAGCCTCAGAGGGTCTTGACTTGAAATGTGTGCGTGAAATGCACGTCCTAGATTCCTGGTATCACCTGAATCGTACGGATCAGATTATTGGTCGCGCGATTCGGTACTGCAGTCATACTGCCCTCCGTGCAGTTGAAGCAAGGGTAGGACTGCCACCGATGAGCTATAATAACTGTTTAATCTATCTTCATGCACTGATGATTCCTGATTTTGAAACTGCAGATCTATATGCCTATCGCTTAGCCATCCAAAAGGCGCTCATGGTGGGCCATGTCCAACGCCTTATCAAGAAAAATGCGTTTGACTGCAATTTGGAATTAGAAGCCATCTCCTTTGTGGGTCTCAAGGATCGCCCTCAGCAGGATGCACAGGGACGCCCTATGACCGGTACGTTAAATGACCAGGATTTTACGACATATTGCGACTATCAGAAGTGTCGGCACGAATGTGCTGCTGCGGTTGCACGGTCAGAGGAGGAAGGATTACGACTAGATCTTAGCACATTCCGTGTTGATGATGCCAGAACTATTATTGTTAAACAGCAGGATAGAGTGCGCCGACTCTTTTATGATCCAGACTCTGGTTTATCCCGCATTATGGTACCGGAACCCGATGTTCAGGCGATTTTTGAGGATCTTCCATGGGAAATTCGTTCTGCTGCTCTTCTGGAACTCTTGGACCCTCGTGTCTTTCAGTTGACCCATGCAGATGGTCTTCGGGGATATCTTGTAAAGAAGGCCGGATATCTTGTATTCCAACCGGCAGCAGTGACAGATACGGATATTCCAATTACAATGCGATATGCCAGAGCGTTTCAGATTCGAAGACGTTTTGTAAAGCCGCGGCCGATGTTTCCATCTCTAGCAGATGCTGTTACGGGAGGCAAGGTAATGGGTAGTGAGGCTCCA